TTTCGACCGGCCTAGCAGTCACCGGGGCGCTAAGTGCGACGGGGGATATTAGTGCGGCAAGTGTTTCTGGAACTGCCGTTGCAACCCAAGCAGACCAAGAAACCGCGACCAGCACCACAACAATAGTCACTCCCGGTCGGCAGCAATTTCACCCAAGTGCGGCAAAAGTGTGGGGGCAGGCTGGTGTTACCGGAAACTTAATTGTCGGTTACAACGTGACAAGCATCACGGATGTAGGCACTGGGATTGCAACAGTCGTGGTGGGGACAGACTTTTCAACTGATAACGTCCCAATTTCTGACGTTGTAAGTGCGCTTGGTACAGTATTTTCAAAACTTAACGCAACTCCTGCGATTGGTTCTTTTTCAATAACCGCATCAAGTGCGACTGGAACACCAACAGATCCAGATCGTTTTCTGTTTTGTGCCTTTGGAGATCAGTAATGATAAAAATCGTTTTTACTTGCGCTGATGGCGGTGTTTCTGTAATGGGGCCATGCGAGGGTGCGCGGTTGGCTTATGGTGTGACGTTCTCTGATGGCTCGGTTATTCGTAGTGAAGATGCGCGACCAGTGGATACTTTCTTGCGGCGCTGGCCTGTCAATGGTGCAGTTGCGGAATGGGCAGAAACCGAGGCTGAATTTATCGCTCGCATTATTGCCAAAGACGTTCAAAAAGACGCAACCAACGTGCATGTAGTAGATGGGTCTGAAATTCCCTCAGACCGCACCTTCCGCAACGCATGGAAAGACGATAACGGAATTAAGGTTGATATGGGCAAAGCAAAAGACCTAACTAAAGACAGACTTCGTGTTGAACGCAAGCCGCTGCTTGAAGCGCAAGATGTAGCCTTTCAACGCGCACTTGAGACTGGCGCAGACACCTCGGAAATTGTGAAAGAAAAGCAAAGACTGCGCGACATAACGAAACAGGTGGACTTGCTGGTTTCTCTTGATGAACTTAAAGCACTAAGAATTGACTGACGCTTCATAAATTCAAGACGGTCTGGCACGAATAAATAAACTGGATAAAAAATGACTACTTGGCTAATCGAACAGATGGATTGCGCCGTTCAGCAGGACGGTGAAGCGGACGTTGTTATCACCGCAGCCGCATGAACTACCTTAAATCCAAAACTATCTGGTTTTCCGTCCTGATTGCTGTGGGTGGGATTCTGGAACAGTCTCAGTCAGTCGTGTCTCAGCTAGTCGGCCCCGCTAATACGGGCTTGGTGATGCTGGTCATTTCTGTCGGAGTAGCAGTACTGCGGATTATCACTACGCAGCCTATCAACCAAAAGTAAACGTCAAATAAGGACGCATGATGGAAACCAAAGAAATCGAACTGAAACTGACCGTTGCAGAAGTGAATGGTATTCTTCAATCTCTGGGTCAGATGCCGTACTCGCAGGTGGTGGCTTTGGTGCTAAAAATCCAACAACAAGCGCAGCCGCAAGTCGGGTCGCCAGAAGAGCCGAAAACAGAGGGATCATGAATATGGAATCCGTTAGGTCTCGTTTTGAAAACCAAACCCCTGAAGAAGTCGCCCGTCACTACAGCGCAGCGATGGCCTCTGTGAACCTGCTCAATGCTGGCAAGCCCGAGCGCATGTCGGATGCAGAATGGGTTGACACCAAGAGGCGTAATGTAGAGCACCTTGAGATCATGGTTGCAAAATCCTTTATGCAAGATCAAGACCTCACCCCGCTGCAGGCCGCTATCGCCGCAAACAAGTAACAGTAGTTAAACTAATTAGGAGCAGTCTGGTTGTTTAGCGATTTCCCATTCTCGGCTGCTCCTTTTTCCGGCATAGGGCTTTCTCCTGATGTCGTTGTTTCTGTTGTTGGCGTTCAAGGCGGCACCCAGCTTGGCACCGTTGTTGTCGCTGCCTCGGCTATTATTTTTGTTACGGGCGTTCAAGGCGATACTCAGCTTGGCACCGTCGTTGTCGCCGCAGATGCAGATGTTCCTGTCACCGGGGTAGAAGCTACGGGGCAGGTTGGTTCGGTTGCAGTTTCGGGTACTGCTGTTGTTCCTGTCACCGGCGTAGAAGCTGCAGGGCAGACCGGAACTGTAACCGTAACCGGCAACGCTCTATTCTCAGTCACAGGTGTTCAGGCTAATGGGTTCGTTGGGGACGTTGTTGTCGCAGCAGATGCAGATGTTCCGGTTACAGGCGTTCAATGCGATACCCAACTTGGCACCGTATCTGTATCTCTAAGCATAGTTGTTTCCGTTACCGGGGTTCAAGCCACAGGTCAGACTGGCACCGTAACTGTAACCGGCACGGCCTTTGTTTTCCCTGTGGGTGTTCAGGCCACAGGATTTGTGGGGAATGTACTGATCTGGTCAGTAATCGACGATAATCAAACCCCTAACTGGGTGCCTGTAAACGACAGTCAAACGGGCACTTGGTCTCCTGTAGCGACATTGGCGGCTTGATATGAGATGCGCAGTTATTGATACCGACGGCCTTGTGGTGAATATCATCATGGCAGAGCCTACCGATCTGGCTCCTGCAGGGTGTTCTCTTGTGGGTATCGAGGACGCCGTATTCTGCGATATTGCTTGGTCTTGGGACGGGTCATCTTTTATAAACCCTAACCCCCCAGTCATTCAGCCAGAAACTCCAGATGGCTGATAAAACCATACTGATTACCACAGGCACCACATTTACGGTGCCTGCGGATTGGACAAACACTAACACCATTAGGGTTATTGCCGGTGGCGGTGGTGGTGGTTCCAGTGACGCTACTGCTGAAGATGGCGCAGGTGCCGGTGGTGGTGGTGCGTTCTCAATCCTTACCAACTTTACGCTTACCCCCAACGCGACGGTCAACATCAGCATTGGTGCTGGCGGCACTGGTCGTGCGGCTGGTGCTGCGGCTGGCCCTACAGCCGGTGGTGATACTTGGCTCAATAAGACCACAAATGCCGCACCAACTTCGACGACTGACGGTGCCTTAGCCAAGGGTGCTAGTGCCAATGCTACTGTTACGGCGGGCGGTGTTGGCGGTCTGGCATCTGCTGGTGTGGGTGACACCAAGTTTAACGGCGGCACTGGTGGCGCTGGTTCTGCGACTGACCAGACCGCAGGTGGCGGTGGTGGCTCTGCGGGTGACGATACAGCCAACGGCGGCACTGGTGGTGCAGGCGGCACTGTAGCTGGCCGGGGTGGTGGCGGTGGTGGTGGCACTGGCGGTAATGGTGGAACCACGACAAGCGCATTGGGCGGTGTTGGCGGTCTTTCATACACTGGCGGCGCTGGTGGCACAGCAGGTAACGCATCTAATGGCGGCGACGGTTCCAATGGCGCGGGCGGTGGTGGCGGTGCTGGTCGGGCAGCTAATAACCAGAACGGCTTTAACGGCGGCACCGGCGGTGCTGGTACGGAATATACGATTACAGCAGGTGGAACTGCGGGTTCAGGCGGCGGTGGTGGTGGCGGTGGTGGCAACAGCAATACAACCAATACTGGTGGTGGTACGGGCGGCGCGGGTGCTTCCTACGGTGGTGGCGGTGGTGGTGCGGGTGCGGGTGACGATAACGTCGGTGCAGGCGGTAATGGTGCCCAAGGCGCGATCATCATCACTTATACGTCCTCCACCGTAGACGTCACTGTTTCGGTTACTGGGGTTTCGGCAACCGGCGAGGTTGGGAATGTAACGGTTGTAGCCTCTGCGGTTGTCCCCGTTACCGGAGTAGAAGCCACTGGTCAAATCGGAGACCCCACTGAGATAGGCAATGCCGCAGTTCCGGTTACAGGCGTAGAGGCAACTGGGCAGATAGGTGATGCCACAGCTACTGGTGCTGCAGTTGTGCCCACCACGGGGGTTTTTGCTACCGGCGAGGTTGGAGATGTAACGGTTGTAGCCTCGGCAGCAGCCCTCGTCACAGGCGTAGAGGCCACCGGTGCTATCGGCACTGTAACAGTGGTTTTTGGGACAATTTATGTTCCCGTTACAGGCGTAGAAGCCACCGGGGAAGTTGGGAATGCCACGGTTACAGGCACGGCTGTCGTGCCTACCACGGGGGTTTTTGCGACCGGTGAGGTTGGTGTCGTCGTTCTAACGGGGACTGCTGTTGTCACGGCATCCGGAGTGCAGGCCAGTGGGTTTATTGGGGATGTTGCGGTTGTCATCGTTCAAAACGAGACAGTTGCCGTTACAGGCGTAGAGGCTACCGGGGAAGTCGGAACAGTTCAGATTGCGGCCGGGGCGGTGGTGTCACCGTCTGGAGTAGCCGCTACGTCGGCCTTGGGTGTCGTAACTGTATCTGTTGTTGCGAATATCAATGTTGCGGTGCAAGGTGTTTCAGCGACCGGTGAGGTTGGGTCGGTTACCGTTGCTGGGAACGGGCTGGTTTCGACTACTGGGGTGGAAGCCACCGGAGACATCGGGACGGTACAAGTTTCTGTAAATCAGACGGTGCCGGTTACCGGGATTTCGGCCTCTGGATCAACGGGTTCTGTAGCAGTTACAGGCACTTCCGTTGTAGAATTGTCTGGCGTAGCCACGATCGGTGCAGTCGGCGATGTAACGATCGCATTCATATATCAAGTAACCGGAGTCTCAGCCAGCGCCGCAATAGGTGATGTAACAGTTACGACGACACAAGGAGCAATTGTCGTCCCGACGGGAGTGCAAGCTGTGGGCGGAACTTCATATGTCACAATCTGGGTGGATATCGATGACGACCAAGCCAGCAACTGGAGTCCAATCTCAACGCCCCAAACCCCAAACTGGCAGGGCATAGTTGTCTAAACTAGGAGTTTCCGATGGCAAGCACATATAGCACCAACCTAAAAATCGAGCTAATCGCTACCGGTGAGCAGGCGGGTACTTGGGGTACTACGACCAACGGCAACCTTGGCACTGCGGTTGAGCAGGCGATTGTGGGCTACGGTAACCCGAACTTCACCACAGACGCTGACCTGACGATCACACTGACGGACTCCAACGCCTCCCAGATCGCACGGGCTTTTGCCCTGAATGTTACGTCCGGGGTATCCCTTACTACGACCCGGAACTTGATTGTCCCGACGATCCAGAAGCCCTACCTGATCTACAACGCCACAACCGGTAGCCAGAGCATCATCGTCAAGACCTCTGCGGGTACGGGGGTTACGGTGCCAAACGGTGCGCGAACGCTGGTGTATGTGGACGGCACGAACGTCGTCTCTTCAGTTTCCAACCTGCCGACCCTGACCCTCAACACCGCTCTGGCCGCAACTTCTGGCGGTACTGGGCAGTCCAGCTACGCGATTGGTGACCTCCTTTATGCGTCCACCTCAACGGCCCTGTCCAAGCTGGCGGATGTGGCGACAGGTAACGCGCTAATCTCCGGGGGCATTGGTGTCGCACCCGCTTGGGGCAAAATCGGCCTGACAACCCACGTTTCGGGCACCCTGCCGGTGGCCAACGGCGGCACTGGCGACACGACCTACACCAACGGCCAACTGCTGATTGGCAATACCACCGGCAATACTCTGACCAAAGCCACCCTGACCGCCGGTACGGGCATTACCATCACCAACGGCACCGGCTCGATCACCATCGCTGGCAACACCGGCACAGTTGCTTCTGTCAGCGGCACCGGCACGGTCAACGGCATTACCCTCTCCGGCACGGTTACGTCATCCGGTAGTCTGACACTGGGCGGAGCCCTTTCGGGTGTAAGCCTCACGACGCAGGTCACCGGCACCCTGCCGGTAGCCAACGGTGGGACAGGGGTTACGTCCTCTACAGGTACGGGCTCTGTTGTTTTGTCTACCAGCCCAACGCTGACGACGCCAAATCTTGGGACTCCTTCTGCGGTCACCTTGACCAACGCCACCGGTCTGCCGCTTACTACTGGAGTTACTGGTACTTTACCGGTTGCCAATGGCGGCACGGGCTCTACTGCGACGGCTTACTGCAGCCTGACTACGAATGTCACCGGGACGCTGCCTGTGGCCAACGGTGGGACAGGGGTTACGTCCTCTACGGGCTCTGGCTCTGTAGTTTTGTCCACCTCCCCTGCGTTGACCACCCCCAACCTTGGGACTCCGTCTGCTGCGACCCTGACCAATGCGACGGGCTTGCCGCTTACTACGGGGGTTACCGGCACCCTCCCAGTAGCTAATGGCGGTACCGGCGCTGCGACATTGACAGCAAATAATGTCTTGTTGGGTAATGGTACTTCTTCCCCGCAAACTGTTGCCCCTAGCACCAGCGGTAACGTGCTGACATCAAATGGGACGACTTGGGCATCATCCGCTCCGGGCCAACTTCAATATGCCCTTTATACTTCTGGCACAGCAACTTGGACGGCTCCTACCGGAGTTACCCGCATAAAAGTTATCTGCATCGGCGGTGGTGGTGGTGGCGGTATAGGCGCAACATCCGGCCCGTGTTGTTGCTCGTTTTCTAACGGCGGAAACGGGGGCTACGGCGGAATTGCTGTCGGAATTTACACGGTAGTTCCCGGCACTGGCTACGTAGTTACTGTAGGCGCTGGAGGGGCAGGTTCAACTACAACTAATGGTAGCCCCGGCGCAACTAGTTCTTTAGGTTCGTTGCTGTCCGCGACTGGTGGCGGTGGTGGAGTTGCCCTAGGCGCTGATGGTGCAAATGGTGCTGGCGCAAGCGGTGTTACCGGCAACGGTTCTGTTATTGGTGGCGCGGGAGGTAGTTTTACTGGGGCGCTTAGTCGCGCTAGCGGCGCATCTCTTACGGCTGCTACAGCATGGACTGCGGTTTTAAATCGCGTTCCCGGCGCAAGGGGCGAAGGTCAGTCTTCATCGCCCGATCAGGCTTCGGGCGGCACCGGCGGCGCTGTTTACATTGAATATATTGGATAACCCATGAAAGCACTCATTTCGACTGTAGAACCCCGTGAAACTGGCTACCGTGTTGCAGAGGTAGAAGAAGATGGAAACATTTTTCCCGTTTCTCCTGAATTGTTTTGGACTGATTGCCCGGATGATTTAAAGGCCGATGAAAAGTGGTATGACCCCGCAGACCAGCAGTTCAAGGATTTCCCGGTGCCTGAACCAGAACCGGTGGTGCAACCTATAACCACAGGCACACAGCCGCTGTGACTATCCGCGTCCCTCCAGCACACAGCTTTACCTACGATGGCGCGATAGTGAACGTGTTTCATGCCAACAAGGGTGAGGGCTTGCCAAAGCACGAGCATGTGTATTCCCATGCCACGTTCTGTGCCGCTGGCTCCTGTGTCATTAGGAAGCAAGGGCGCGAAGTTGTTGTGGTGAAGCAAACCCAACCGATAAATCTCATCGAGAACGAGTGGCACGAGATTGAGGCGCTGGAAGACGGCACGGTGTTCATCAACGTATTTTCTGAAATCAAAATTACTAAGGTTTCTGGCAAATAAATGGCAACAAGAAAGCCAAAAGCAGCAGTTAAAGCTGTTCAGCAGGAAAGCCCTGTTGACAAGGTTATCGGCTTAATCAAATGGGTAGATAACCCGTTCAAACTTTTTACTGTTCTTGTCATTGCAACCTTTGCTTTCGTAGGTTTCTTTGCTTGGGAAAGTCGTGAGGTTCTCAAGTCTGCGATTACCGCTAATGACAAGCTTTCTTCCCTGAAGTCTGACTCTGAACTGCTTGCCATATCTAGCGATTTAATTAAGGAGGCTGGCGGCGAAGTAGTTGTCGTTCACCAAGCCAACCTGATGATAAACAAGCGCACGACTGTTATGGCTGCGGACAAGAACGGCAGGAATAAATCGGTCGAAGGAACTGTCACCAGCATCTTTAACGAAAGCCCCGGCAGGAACAAAGCAGTTGTAGCAATGCTGAACGGAGAGGTTCTGTGCGAGGATTTCAAGCCTTCATCAAAAGTAGGTGAATGGTTTGTAAAGAATGAAGTGACGTTTGTATGCCGAGGCTCTATACCGCCTGAAATTGGCAAACTGGTCGGGTATGTAAGCGTTGGTTTTAAGAGTAAGCCAAATGACACCAACTCAGTGAAAGTTATAATCAATCAGTCCGCAGCAAAAATGGTGAGGTTAAAATGATTCCGATTCCCGCACTGTTGACGGTCGGTGCCAAGCTGATCGACAAGTTCTTCCCTGACGCACAGGCTGCGGAACAGGCCAAGCTGAAGCTGCTGGAAATGCAGCAGAATGGTGAATTGGCTCAACTGAACGCCGATGTATCCGAGCAGGAGGAACTGACGAAGCGCCTTCAAGCCGATATGAGTAGCGATAGCTGGCTGTCCAAGAACATCCGGCCTATGACGCTGGTGTTTATCCTGATTACTTACACCGCATTTGGTCTAATGTCGGCATGGAATATTGAAGTCAACAACAACTACGTCGAACTTCTTGGACAGTGGGGTATGCTGATAATGTCCTTCTATTTTGGAGGCAGGACTCTTGAAAAAATTATCGGCATGAAGAAGGCCAAGGAATGACTCAACTGACCATTAACTTCTCCCTCGCCGAGCTGACCCGCTCCGAAGCTGCTGACCGGAACGGATGGGATAACACGCCCAACGAGCAGGAAGTTGAGAACCTAAAACGGCTGGCGGGTTTACTTCAACAGGTCAAGACGGCAGTTGGCGGTAAGCCGGTCATGATTAACAGCGGGTTCCGGTCTAAAAAGGTCAACGACTCTGTAGGCTCAAGAGACACCAGCCAGCACCGGCTAGGCTGCGCTGCGGACATTCGAGTGCCGGGTATGAAGCCTCGGGAGGTAGTGGAAGCCTGCATTACTGCCGGGGTGCCGTTTGATCAGATCATTCTTGAGTTTGACTCTTGGACGCATATCTCTGTGCCGAATACGCCGGACGCTAAACCTCGTAACTCCCGATTGATTATCGATAAGCAGGGCACACGCCCGTACGCGTGAGGTAACACATGCCACTATCCAAGCTGCAGTTTAAACCGGGTATCAACCGCGAGAACACCAATTACGCCGGTGAAGGAGGTTGGTATGACGGGGACAAGATTCGTTTCCGTTCTGGGTACCCTGAAAAGATTGGTGGCTGGCAGAACCTCGCTGCGTCTGTTGCGGGCGTTGCAAACACCTACAAGGGCGTGTGCCGTAACTTGTGGAACTGGATCACGCTCAACAGCAGTAACCTGCTTTCCCTCGGCACGGAGCAAAAGCTCTACATTGAGAACGGTGGTGCGTTTTATGATGTCACGCCGATCCGCTCCACAGTTACCATCAACAACAACCCGTTTGCAATAACTACCGGTAGTAAACTTGTCACCGTAACTGATACAGCTCACGGCGTAACCGTAGGCACATACGTTACATTCTCCGGCGCTACCGGTGCAGACTATACGGTCTTCAACGGTGAGTATGAGATCGTTACGATAGTTGATGCCAACAGCTATAACATCATCCTCGCTACTGCCGCTACCGCTACGGGGTCTGGTGGTGGAGCTTCGGTCTCTGCGGCGTATCAGGTCAACTCCGGTAACTCCATAGCGTCTCTCAGCACCGGTTGGGGTGTTGGCCCGTGGGGTCGTGACGGCTGGGGCGAAGAGTTCTCTGGCACCGCTGTGGTTCAGGAGACTAACGCTCTCCGTCTGTGGTCACTGGATAACTACGGCCAAGACCTCGTTGCCGCCATTCGTGAGGGTGCTATTTATTACTGGGTGGTGGATACCACTACGAGCCCACCCCGCGCCGTGACATTGGAGAGTCTTGCAAACACCGCTGGTTACGACGGCGACTTTGTGCCCAACCGGGTATTTGAAATCCATACTTCCGGGGTGCAGCGTTTTGCTATTTGCATCGGTGCCAATCCCTATGACCCGACAGACTCTGAGACCGAGTTTGAACCCATGCTGGTGCGGTGGTCAGACCAAGAGAACATTTATGAATGGGTGCCCGCCGCTACAAATCAGGCAGGTGAAATCCGGCTGTCCCACGGTTCTCGTCTTGTTACTGCTCGTCATGGCAGGCAGGAGTTTGTGGTCTGGTCGGACAGCGCCATCTACTCAATGCAATACCTTGGACCACCCTATGTTTGGGGTGTAAACCTGTTGATGGACGGCGTATCAATCGCTTCCCCCAATGCGGTGGTGGGCTCCAGTAATATCATGTTCTGGATGGGTATTGATAAGTTTTATATGTATGACGGTCGTGTGCAGACACTGCCTTGCTCGATAAGGCAATTTATTTTTAACGACCTTAACACCAGTCAGTTTTACCAAGTTGTCGCCGGGGGTAATGAGCAATATAGCGAAGTGTGGTGGCACTACCCATCCGCGAACAGCACGGTCAACGACCGGTATGTCATATACAACTACTTGGATAATATCTGGTATTACGGCAACCTGAACCGCACGGCATGGCTGGATTCTTCATTAAGAAGGAACCCGATGGGCGCGTTTAGCATAAAGACCAGCTATCTCTCCGCAGCAATCGACTCGTCCGTCACGACCATCAACCTTTTGGATGCTTCCAGCTACCCGGCCTCTGGGGTTATCCAAATTGACAGTGAGCAAATCTCTTACGGTAGCCGGACTTCCGTCGCATTAAACGGATGCGTTCGTGGGTTTAACTCGACAACAGCAGCGTCTCACACAGCATATACGGTAGTGCCTTTGGTTGTGCCCAATCAGGTCATGTATCACGAGGTCGGGAATGACGACAACTCTACCGCCACGTTGGTGCCGATCGAAGCGTATATCAGTTCTTCGGACTTTGACATTGGCGACGGGCACAACTACGGGTTTGTGTGGCGGATACTGCCTGACCTGACTTTTGATGGTTCAACAACCGCTGCTCCGGTCTACCCGGAAGTCACTATGGTGTGTAAACCCCGACAAAACTCTGGTACTGCCTACGGAGCCCCCAGTGCCCCGGGCGTGGTTAGCGCCCAAAGCTACAACACCCAGCGCGTTTACACGGTGCAGCAGTTCACCGGTCAGGTCTACACTCGGGTGCGGGGGCGTCAAATGGCGTTCGAGATTAGGTCTACCGGGCAGGGTGTGGCATGGCAGTTGGGTGCCCCTCGTATTGATATCCGTCCTGATGGCAGGAAATCGTAATGCCGATTCTCAAAGCATCCCGCGCCCCCAACCTCATCAATGCGCCGCAGCAGTATCAGGCGATGTATCACGACCAGCTCAACCGCGAGCTGCGGGTTTACTTCAATACAGTAGACAACGGTCTCTCCAACTTATTTGGGCCGCGAGGCGGTGACTACCTTTCGTTTTCGTATGGTTCTTTCTACGACGACAGTGATCAGACGGACGGAGACACGACCCGTGCGTACTTTGTCCGTTTAAACAGTACAGACCTGAGCCAAGGGGTTACGGTTGCGAACCGGTCAATTACGTTCACTGGGGACATTGCGGCGACTACGCTGACGGTAACGGTAGCTCCTGCGGATGGAGCAATCTATATCGGGATGCCAATTACCGGCACCGGGGTTACTGCAGGCACTACCATCACGGCATTCGGTACCGGCGGAGGTTTGACGGGCACCTACACGGTTAGCACTTCACAGACGGTCTCCAGTACCACCATCACTGGCACGTTGCCGACCAAGGTCACAGTTGAAACCGCAGGGATTTACAATATCCAGTTCAGTATTCAATTTATCAACGCAAACGCTAATGACCAATCAGCCAGTATATGGGCGCGACAAAACGGAGTAGATATTCCGGACTCCAACGGTGATCTTTCGATACCTGCAAAGCACGGCTCTACGGATGGCCGGTTAATTGCGGCTTGGAACTATTTTGTTACGGCGGCGGCAGGGGATTTTTTTGAGTTGATGTGGTGTACCGACAGCTCCAATGTCAGCATTCAGCAATTAGCTGCACAGTCCAATCCGACCCGTCCCACCACCCCATCCGTAATTCTGACTGTAGCCCGGGTGTCGGATGTTCCGGAGGTTGTTTATGCGTGATATTATGTTGAAAACTTTGGGGGTTTTATGAGAGACACCGCCGCTGGTTTGGCCGCCCTCGGGCGTGGCGAAGACAAGATGCTGGTTCACATGACCCCCGGAGAAGTGCGGGGTCTACAGGCTATTGCGCTCGCGCACGGCGGCTCCCTGACCATCAATCCACATACCGGACTTCCCGAAGCAGGGTTTCTGAAGAACATCCTTCCCGCGCTGGCCGCAGCTGCTGCGGTTGCTATTTTGGGACCTGCTGCTGGCGCAGCTACAGGTGCTCTCGGGCTAGGGGCGGCAGGCACCGGCGCTGTGGCAGGCGGGATCACGGGGGCGTTGACCAACAAAGAAAACCCGCTAATGGGTGCTTTGACAGGTGGCCTCGGTGGCTATGGCATTGGTGGTGGTTTAGGGGCGGGTATGCAGTCAGGGTTGTTCGGGGGTGGAGCAGAGGCTGCTGGTGCTGGGATAACCGGGGGAATGCCTGCGGTGCCCGGAAACGCGTTCTTACAGTCTGGAGCCTCGGCCACGGATACTGCGGCATCACAGCTTTTCGGGGGGAACCAACTAGCTAACCCGGCGGTGTTCCCCGGAGCGGCAGAAGCTGCGTCCTCGCAACTGCCACTGGCGTTTCCCGGAGAGCAATACCTACCCGGTGGGCCTTCCACCTATACCGCTGCGACTTCGTCAATCCCGACATTCACCCCCAATGCAGATCAGATGAGCATGGCACCGGAAGTCACGCCCTCAAAACCCTCCTTCATGCAAGCCCTCGGCCAGCAGTTCCCCTCCACGGGTTCAAAAGTTGCAGGTGCCGCTGGTGTTGCCGGACTAATGGGTGGGTTTGACCAACCTGAACTTAATTTCGCCGCGCCGGAACAAGGGCCGTCGAACTACCGGAAACAAGGCCCCAGTAAGCGTCCTTATGACCCGTCGGCTCCGGGTGGCTACTACTTTACCGATCGAGGTATCCTGCAGCCCAACTTCCTTGCGGCCAAAGGTGGTGAGGTGCCGTCTGTACCAGAGCTTGAAGATGGTGGTTTTGTTCTCACTAAGAGAGCGGTGGACGGTATTGGCGGGGGTAGTAACAACCGGGGTCAACGTGCAGCGGCTGCTGGTCTTGGATCGATCCCCATCAGGGGCCCGGGAACTGGCACCAGCGATTCTATTCCTACGACGATCGAGGGCAGGCGTCCGGCGCTGCTGTCCAACGGCGAAGCCTACGTCCCAAGGGATCAGGTCAAACGCCGGGGAGGGGCCAAGAAGTTCTACGCCCTGATGAAGCAAGCTGAGAAGTCAGCCCGTCGGGCATGATGGTCAGTTTGATCCCCCAAGAGCATGTCCATGAGTGTTGGCCGGATGTGCAGGAGTTTATGGACAAGGCAGCGGAGTATACGTTTGGTCGGTATCACGAAGACGATATTTATGACTTGGTGACTCAGAGACCGGACTATAACCTCTGGGTTGCCTTTGAAGAAGGCCCGGTCTACTATGGGGCAGTCGTCACCGGATTCACAGACTATCCCAACAAGCGGGTGCTGACGATGCACTTCTGTGGTGGGGACGAGCTCCACCTCTGGAAAGCCCCCATGCTGGCGCTGTTGCGCCGCTGGGCAAAGGATACGCAATGCAACGCCATCGAATTTACGGGGCGCAAAGGTTGGATCAAACTATTCGCCAATGATGGCAACCAAGTTCAATGGGTAACCTGTGAGTTACCGCTAGGAGATAGCAATGGGTAAAGGCGGCGGCTCGGCACCGGCACCATCCACTCAGACTGTTCAGCAGTCTAATATTCCGGAATACGCACGTCCTTATTTTGAGGACATTATGACGCGGGGGACTACCGCGTCCAACGTGCAGTATCAACCCTACACCGGCGAACGTGTCGCACCTTTTACCCCGATGCAGCAACAAGCATTTGAGGGTGTGCAAAACCTCGGGCCTTCGCCGCTAATCGGTGCAGGTGCAGGACTCACGGGATTGGCTGCAGGTCAAGCCGCACAGGCTAGTCAGTATCAACCGATGGCCCCCCAACAGACATACCAAGCGCCGCAGTTCCAAGGCATGGGGCTGGAGTATCTTAGTACCCAAGCGCCTAATCTGCAGCAATATCAGATGGGTCCGGCTGAAAGAGTGCAAGGCGCACAGACCGGCGCAGCTCAAACAAACTACAATCCGAATCTTCAGACATTTCAGATGGGCCCCGCCGAGAGAGCGAGGACGGGGTCGTTTGCCCGCCCGGGAACTGCCGAAGCTTACATGTCACCCTACATGCAGAATGTGGTGGATGTGCAGCAGAGGGAAGCGCAACGGCAAGCGGATATCGCCCGGACTCAACGAGGTGCGCAAGCTGTCGGTGTTGGTGCATTTGGCGGCTCCCGTCAGGCAATCATGGAAGCAGAAGCCGCTCGAAATCTGGCAACACAGAAGGGTGACATCCAAGCGCAAGGGCTTCAATCAGCCTACCAGCAAGCGCAGCAAGCCTATCAAACAGATGCCCAACGGCAACTGCAGGCGAATCTTGCTAATCAACAGGCCGGTCTCACCGTTGGCGGGCAGAACCTTCAGTCTGCCCTTGGGGTGCAGCAACTGGGCGCTCAAACAGGTCTGCAGACTTCTCTGGCCAATCAACAGGCTAGGCAGCAGGCCATGATGGCCAACCAACAAATGCGTCAGCAGGCGAACCTTGCTAATCAGCAAGCGGGGCTGACTACAGGCCAACAGAACCTTCAAGCGCTGTTGCAGACGCAGGGCCTCGGTGCTCAGACGGGTATGCAGTCTCAACAGCTCAATCAAGCCGCACAACTCCAAGCGCAGCAGCAGGCACTTGGTCAATCGCAGGCTGCCAATCAGTTTGCCCAACAGAACGCTCAACTCGCTGCTCAATATGGGCTGGCAGGGCTTCAGGCCGGGGAGCAGTCACGACAGTTTGGTGCCAACCTCGGGCTTCAGGGCGCGGGGATGCTTGGGCAGTTGGGCGGTCAATTTGGCCAGCTGGGTCAGACGGGGTTTGGCCAACAAGCGGCGGCCCTTGAAGCGCAACAACGTGCGGGCGCTATGCAGCAGGCTCAGGGTCAACAGCAGCGCGATATCGGGTATGAAGAGTTCATGCGGCAGCAGCTCTACCCGCAGTCTCAGTTGCAGTTCCTGAGTTCTCTGCTTCGCGGCTCTGTTGTTGCGCCGCAACAGACGATGTATACCTACCAGCAGCAGCCGTCGGCCATTTCACAGATTGGTGGTCTGGGGCTGGGCGCACTGGGTCTGTCGCAGGCGTTTGGCAGAAAAGATGGTGGCGAGATCAAAGGGTATGCGGACGGCGGAGTTACGGGTGGTGATCCCAAAGCTCAGGGTGTTACGCCGTCACGCGTCACCAACGTCAAAAAGCAGCTGCTGGCTGGTGTCGATCCCCGCAAGATACCTGATCCGCTGGGCGTAATGCTGGCCCTGCAAGATCGAGACTTCGTCAAGCAACTGGAGCTTACCTCCGCTGCAAAAAACCAGCAGGCTCTGGACGGTGGTCGGCAGCAAGCACCCAGTGTATATGACGAGGAAATGGGCAAAGTCGCTGCGGGTATCGGCGGTGTTGACGCTGGTGTGATGGAAGATGTTTATGCAGGCGGCGGAATCGTGGCGTTTCAGTATGGCGGTTCCAGCATGGGCGCGGAGATGGGTGAGATGGGTGAGATGCCCGAGCAAGAAGTACGCCGCAAACCTACTCCGGAAGAAGTTGACGCAACTATCGCGGCCAGACGCGCTCGTGGCGAAAACCTCGGGTTGGCTCAGATATTGGATATCCAATCAGGTGACATGGGGCTCCCTGCTACCCTGCCGCAACCTGTAACGGCTAAACCAGCACCTGTTGTTGCACAACAAAAACCACCGGTTCAAGCTGCCCCCAACACACAACAGATTCCCGCTGCTCCTGTTAAACGCACCGCAGCCCCGGCTACCCCTGCGGCCACACCGGGACAGTCCATCAAACCCGAGACATCGTTGCTCTACACCGAAGAGACGCCGGAAGCAGCGTTTGCCCGTAAAGAAGCTGAGATGGAGAAGCGGTTCCCGAGCGAGCTGAAAGACCGGCTCGAAGACCTCAAGGCGCAGGGGCAGCAGGCTGTCAAAGACCGTGACGCAGATCGCTGGTTGGCTGTGGCTATGGGTGGGTTCGCTGCGGCTGCTGGCCAGTCGCCATATGCACTGCAGAACTTCGCTCAGGGTCTGGGCATCACGACGAAAGAGATGCGGGGCATCAACAAAGACTTCCGCAAGGCCGAAGACCTCCGCAAACAGATCGAGCGCGAGGAGCGCAAGGCCAACCGTCTGGAAGGGATGCAGAAATACGATGTGGCTGACAAAGCCCGCACCCGCGTGGAAGACATCACAAGGGACGCGCAAAAAGCGGATGCTATGTATAAAGCAAAACTGGAAGAGCTGGCGATCAAACGCACTGGGCTGGACATCGAGCGGGAGAAAGTCAAAGCAAGCCGAGAAGGCACCGCTGCGTATCGGGAAGCTGCGCTTGAATCCAGAAACATCACGGCGTTTAACAGTGCAGTGCAAAAAGAAAAAGATTCGCTCCAGAAATCCTTGGGGATGATGTCAGCCACACCGGAGCAAATTGAACAGCAAGCAATCCGCAACGTAATTACCAGAAATCCAAAGTTTGCGGGTTTGGCGGGTGTTTCTGCGACTGAGACTCCGACTGCACCGACCCTGCCGAAAGGTGTGAAAGTCACGAGGGAATAATGCCAGTCTATCGCGTTGAAATTCCGGGCAAGGGCAAATTTCGGATTGATTCGCCGGAGGACTTGTCTGATGAGCAGGCATACCAAGCTGCACTTACGCTGGCACCCCCGGAAACCACAATCGGTGGTTATGCAAGAGAAGCGCTGAAGGCTGTCCCGCGTGGGCTCGTCGGCGGTCTTGAGAGCGCGGCGCTGGGTGCTGCGGCGTTACTGCCGGGTGATACGCAGGAAGGGTTTGAAAAGACCGCCCGCGAAGGCATTAAGGGGTTTGCCGAGCGCCTGAAACCCAGAGCCGCTGCAGGCTACGAAGAATCGCCTCTTGTGAAGGTCATGGAAGGGGTTGGCTCAATGGGCTCCCTGCTGATCCCCGGCGGTATCGGTGGCATGGCCGCTCGCGGGGCTGGGTTGGCTGCGGGTATTGGACGGACGGCAGCGGCGGGGTCTACCGCTGCAGGTATGGGTGCAGGTGAGGCTCGTGAACGCGCAGTTGAAGCCGGTGCTACCCCAGAGCAGATAACAAGCGCCACACAGCTTGGCGTCATTCCGGGCATCGCGGAGCTCGCACCGGTTGAACGTATCTTCCGGATGATGCCCAAAGAACTCAAGGGCGGAATATTTGACCGGCTGCAGCGTGCGCTGGTTACCGGCGGTATGGAGGGGTTGCAGGAGGGCGCGTCGGCCATCGCTCAGAACCTCATCGCCCAGCAGGTGTATAAGCCCAGCCAAGAGCTGATCGAGAAGGTCGGTGAGAACGCGGCCTATGGTGCGGGTGCCGGTGCGATCGTGCAGTTCTTGGTGGACGCAGTGGCCGGTCGTAGGGCCAAACCAACCCCAGCTGCTGGGAAACCTTCTGAAGAACCCCCCGGCGGTGCTGAAGCTGCCGCGATCTCCCCAGAGAAGCCAGTCTTTTACGGCACACCGGAAGGCACAGTGCTGCGGACGCAAGACGAGTTGGATGCTCGGGCTAAATATGCGCAACAGCAGTTTGAGGAAGAAAATCTACAGCGCCAACAAATGGAGTTGTTCCCGACGCAGATACCGGCTCCACGTCAAGATGTAGTGGAGCTTGGAGAGGAACGCCCAGAATTTGAGCTGACCGGTGAGCAGCAAATGGAGCTGCCGCTGGAAGAGCCAGCGCAACCGTCACAAGAGCCGACAACCTCAAAAGTCACAGACTCCACGCTGCTGAGTTTGGGTTTCAAACCGGGTGTAATCAAGACAGCAAAAGTGGCTAAGGAGCTGAAGGGTCTTGATCTGACCAACCCGGACGACATTAACCGGTTTGAAGAGTTGGTCACGGACTACGGCAACCGCTCCTCGGCCAAGCAGCCGTACAACGCAACAGCCGTAAAGCGCTTTATAGAGCAGGCAAAATTCCGCACAGCCCAACAAACGTCGTTCGACTTCGGTGAGGTACCTCAAAATGCAACTGGACAAGGAACTAGTGGAGCAGGCGATGTATCACCTGTATCACAACGAGGCACCGGAGTCGGGGCCACTGATGGAACTGAGCCCGGAACTGTGGGTGGAGCTGGGCCAGTTGCTGGTGAGCCTGTTAGCGGAGCGCAAGCAGAGCAGCGTACATTAAGTGACGCCGAGGAAGTAGAGACCGCGCTGGATATCGCAGCAGCTGCCAAATCCCAGACAGATGCCAAATCCAAAAAAGACTTCAACGACGCTATCACCTATTTGGTGTACTTCGCAAACGACCCGGATGTCGGGCCTACAGCTAAATTAGCCGCTCGGGCCGCTCTTAAAAAACTCGACGTCCCCGAAGCTGAGGTGCAGGCGGTGTGGGGAAACATCGCAATATCACACGCTGCTCAACAACAAGAGCAGAGTGAGAACGCGTCATTGGAGGCGTCGAAAAAGACGCAACGTAATATTGGTGATCAGCTAAAAAGAGAACTCAACAAAACGCCGCGCAAACCTCGTGCAAAAACTGAGCAGCAGTTAGTAGAGGCGCAGGCTCAAAAGACCGCATTTGAGCAATCAGAGGAACTGAAACGGTTGCGGGAATGGCAGACCCTTGAAATGCCGCTCGAATTATCTTGGGTCACTACCCCTGCAGATACTCGCAGGCTGATGCAGTCTTACTTTGATGATTACAACGCCCAGCAGGAAGCGACGAAGCGTGAGGTTGAAGAAAAGGGTACTAAGCGACGGTTGAGTGCTGCGGAGCGTAAAAAACTTCGGGAGAATGAACAGCTCGAAGCTCTTGGGATGTCCAAAGAAACAGTAGCGGATATCTATAAACTGGGGAAACGAGCGACTCCGCCTAAGTTTACTGCAATAAAACTCGGGGTGAATGATGTAGACCCCAAAGCGATGGCTGAAATAGACAGCCTGATGGAGCAGGCACGAAAAACGGACGCTCCCGCTGCACGTAAATCTCTTAGGGATACTGCCTACCGACAAATGTTCGCCGCGATCCGCGACACAAAAAACCGCGTGGTCACGCAACAATCAACATCGGAATTTGATAAGTTGATGCGTCGTGGGGGCAACTTCGGGTTGTCACATCGGCCCATTGGCTCCGGGCTGTCGAAGGAAGTGCGTGGGCTGTTGGACAAGGGCGACCTCAAGGGTGCTCTGAAGCTGCTGGGTGAAACCGGGTCTACCCCGATCATCCGCACGGCGGCTCGCAAAATCCTGTCCGCCATCAAGGGCACCAAGGTGCTGGTTCGCAAAACGCCGACCGGTGATGCGGGTATCTATAGCTCAATTACGGACACCATCTACATTGATCCGGAAGGACTGCACGAGCACACCCTGCTGCACGAAGCCATGCACGCGGCGGTCTCTCATGTGCTGGCTAACCCCAACCATGTCCTGACGCAGAAGCTGCAGAAGTTGTTTGACTCGCTGGCCCCGGAGCTCAAGGGTCAGTATGGCGCGACCAACCTGCAGGAGTTCGCCGCCGAGGCCATCAGCAACCAAGAGTTTCAAGACGCGTTGCGTGGTCAGCCCAAGGGCTGGTGGGGTCGGTTCGTTGACGCTGTTCGTGGGTTCCTCGGCCTGAGCAAAGCCAAGCAGGTCGAGCAGACGCTGGATCAGCTGTTGGAAGCCGCCCCCTCGGAAGCCCGTCAAGGTAATGTCGGTGTGTTGAAGCTGCCCGCCACAGCGGCAATGGAAGCGCAGGCCACGCGGCGTATCGCGGAGAAGACCCGCGAAGGTGATCAGGGGTTCTTCACACATGCGTGGCGGTTTGCGTTTGATGAAGCCTACCGGGTCAACAAGATCAAGGAACTGCGAAACGCGGTTATATTCAACGGTGCCTCCGTGGAAGAAAAGCTGCTGCAGGCGAATGACCTTAAATCTGTGGTCAATCTGCTGCTGGCTACCCGATCAATGGACTTGGCGACATCCTCCATCTTGGAAGGCGCAATCGCGCTGGACCCGGAGACTGGGCTGTTCAAAATCAATCAGGGTGTCTCGCTGGCTGACGTGTACAGTCATGTCAACGCCATATCAGAAAAAGCCGGTGTCGATATGGCCACGGCCAAAGCGTGGTTTGATCTGGGGGCCACGGTGTTGCGTCTGCGCTCACCGGAAATCAGCCCGGAAATTCGCAAGTCGATGGCGCTATCCGCAGCCGATGAACAAGCTGCTGATGATGTGCTGCGCCTGTATGGCGACGAGATTCGCGCTGGGGTTCAGAAGTTCCAGCAGTATAAGAATCAGCTGCTCCAAGTGGGTAAAGCCACAGGCCGGTTCACGCAGGAAGATGTAGACGAGTGGGTCAAGGCACCGGAGTATGTGCCGTGGCATCGCATATTGGACGACGCAAAGTTCGGCTATGAAACCAAGAAGTCCACCAAGACTTACTTCAAGGGGTTGGTAGATAACGGCAAAGTGGCCGAGCTGATTGGTGGTGACGTCAATAAGCGACCCATCGGTGACATCCTCGGCAATATGGAGAACCTGTCGTTCTGGCTGGTCAACACCATCGTGCGTAATCACGCCGCCAATGTGGCGATGGATGGATTGCTGGCCATAAAAAGTGCCGAAACACTGAAGACCCCGCAGCAAGGCACGGCAGAGCGCCTAGTAAAAACCTACCGTGATGGTAAGGCTGCGTACTTCGAGGTTGAAGACCCGCTGGATCGACACGCGTTTATGGGTGTGGAATCCATATCAACTCCGCTGTTTAAATCGTTGGGTAAAGCCGCCAACTGGTTGCGCACCGGCACGACGTTGATGCCGGGATTCGTGGTGAGTCAGCTGTTCCAAGACGGCTTCCGTGCAACTGCGCTGTCCGGAGCGCAAAGTCCGTTCATGGTCGGTGCCAAAGTTCTGGGGTCCTTTAAAGACGCGCTTACCCACTCCGGCACTGCACTGGACCTTGCGGCTTACGGCATCATTGGCCGACCTGACTTCATGGCGGGGACGGATCGCAGTCGTATAGAAGCTGCGTTGGACGCAGGCGGCACCGGTGTGAAGAAATCCCAGAGGGCTGTAGCGCGGGCGCTGGAGGCTATGTCTCGGGCTTCGGACGCTTCGCAGCGTATGGCGATATACGAACAGACCCTGAAAGAAACCGGCGACAAAATGCTGGCGCTGTACAAGGCCAGTGAGATCATCAACTTCCAGCGGCAAGGGCGCTCGGGTTCGATCAATGTGCTGCGCCAGATCATTCCGTTTATGAACGCGTATCTGCAGGGTATGGACGTAACCTATCGCAGTATGCTTCGTGAGGGCATCTCCGGCAAAGACCGCACCACAGCGATCCGACAGTTCTGGGCTACCGGCATGAAGATCGCCGCGCTGAGTTCCATCTATGCCATGCTGGTGTCGGACGACGAGGACTACAAGAAGCTGCCAGACCACGAGAAGCTGACCGGGTTTATGATCCCGGGCTCGCGGGAGATGATTAAAGAGCTGACAGGCACCGACATTGGCGGCAACCTGAAGATACCCACGCCGCAGGACCCGATTGGTCTGATGTTCAAAACCATCCCGGAGCAGTCGTGGGGTTACATCATGCGCTTGGGCACCAAGGATGAAGTCGATGCAACCAAACTTGCTCGCGTGTTCCGCGATGGGTTAGTCAACGCGGTGTCGGCTCCCGGCTACATGCCCCAGCTGCTGAAACCCGGTGTTGAGGTCGCGGCCAACTACTCGTTCTTTACCGGCAACCCCATCATCGGCAAAGGTCTGGAGGGTCGCTCTAAGGACCTGCAGTTCACCAGTGGGACGTCAGAGCTATCGAAGTTGTTGTCGGCGGTTACACCGTTGGCACCGGTGCAGGTCGAGCATCTGGTTCGTGGGTATCTGGGGATATTCGGCGGTACCGTGATGTATGCAGGTGGGCGGGCTATCGAAGGGGTCTCGGGTATTGAACGCGCAGACCGCCGCTGGGCTGATGTGCCACAGGCTACGACATTCCTTACAGGCAGTGCGCCTTCTGGTCTGAAGGACGACTACTACGAGCTGCGTGAAAAGTCCCGTGCCGTTGCCGAGGATATCAAATTCCTGATGGAGCGTGATCCGGAAGAAGCCAAGCAGCGTTTGATGGAAAACAAGGAGCTGTACGCATTGGCGAAGTCCGGGTTCTTTTCGCAGGTCGAACAAAAGCTTTCGCAGCTGCGGCAAGCACGTAGGCTCATTGAAGGCAACAAGGACATGAACAGCGAAGAGAAACGAGCCAAATTAGACCAGATTGACAAATACGAGATGCTGCTGTTCTCCAATCTGAACCTGCCAACCCTGCGGAAGCAGATGGGCATGTAAAAAACCCCCGGCATTGCGCCGGGGGTAAACGGAGGAGAAGCGACGGCTGGGGAGGAATCCAGCGTCAGGCGGATACTACCATGCCTTAGCGGGTCCGCCAAACTCGTAACCCAGTGAGGTTCTTCTCCACGACCTCCTCCATCAACAGGTCGTAGCCATACTCGGCGGCAGCTGCCAAAAGTTGTTTACGCAGTTGCTGGGAGATGCCAAGGGGCACCGGGATGAAAAAAGACACCCCGACACGCAGCTTCTCCCATTCAATCTGAACCGGCAGCCCCAGTACTTGCAGCTTTTTCTGCATGACCGACAAAATCCTCGTCGATGTTGGAGAACACGATCACCCGCTCATTAGCCGATATGTGGGTGCCTTTACCCAGCCGCTTGCGAGTAACCTCCCGGAACTTGCCCTGTCGTGTGAAATACGAAATCACGGAATCATATGACACTTGCCTATGAGCACAGAACGACCGAAACTTGGGCAGGCTAACGCACAGCTCTTTGGTATCAGGCTCATAGCGAATCAGCAGCTTACCTCTCGGCTCCCGAATGGGAGCGTCCAACATGGTGCCAATCGTGGGGTTACCTTTGATGATCAGCGTATCATTGACGTGGTTCGACAGGAACAAGCCCAGCACTTCATCGAGCGGCACGGTCTCATTCGCGGTCTTGGCCACGAGCTTCGTCAGGTAGTCCACCACCCACTGATACAGACGTTTCATATCGGCGGAAGTCAGGTTCATGACCCCGCACTCCATCACATAAATTCCCGCCGTAAGGATAGCGGCACAGGTGGCTGATTGATACTGCTCCCGCTGCTGTAACCCCGCTGCCGCATCCAGCTTTAACTGCACCTTGCGGAACGTGTCATGAATCGTATCGGTCTTAGGGAGCAGGTGCTGGATATACAGCTCGCCAGCAACTCCATAGTTGTCCATCATGGGTAGAAAGATATTATCCGACTCGGCCTTGCTGATCTTGATAGGCAGCATGACCTCAAACTCCAGCAGCCTACGCAGCTCACCATCCGGGTCATCTTTGAGCAGCCGCAACTTGTCAGCCAGCGCCGCGTTGCCGGTAACCACGTTGATGTTATTCCACGTAGACTTGTTGACCCGCTCCACGTTGGAGGATGACTTCAGCCGGTTCCGTGCCCTGCCGTGCATCGCATCATATACAAACGCGGAGATATTCTCAGGCAGCTCATTGGTGATCTCGTCGGTCGTGGAGGAGATATTGTTCAGCACGCCGACTCGGTTCAATCTCGACAACGCTGTATCTCGCAGAATCAGGCAGGAGTCCTTGGGGTGGCCAAAAATGCTGTTTATCATCCAGAGCAGGGTCGTCTTACCGGTGCCGCCCTTGTCCGAGTACAGACTAATCAAGCCGCCCTGCGTCTTGGTGAAGGGCATCAGGGGTGAGGCGAACCCGGACAGCAGGGTGAACAGCTGCAGCTCCATGCCGGGTTGGTTGTAGAAATTGGCGATCTTCTGCCAGCCTTCCAGCGTGCCCACCTTCTGATATTTTGTAGCGATCTCTACCGTAGTAATGGTCGGGGGGCTGTAGCGAATCTCGTCCGCCCGGATTTCCCGATCACCTACAATGAAGCATTGGTTGTTGTCTGCCCAGCCGAACTGCACGCGGCCCAGCTTGGATTGACTCGACTTCTGATAGGTGTTTACCCAGTAGTTTGAATACGCCATAAGTTTGTCCAGTTGTGAACCCTGCGGGCACATGCCCACCGTTGCGATAGCATCACGGAACCGATCCTTGGCCAGCATGTCCGACAGCGGCACGCAGAACTCCTTCACCCCGTCCTGCGGGAAGTGAACTCGGAACAGCCCGGTTGCTCCGTCGTGAGGGTCTCGCACCTGCGCGACCAAATAAAAGTCATGCTGGTAGATCAAGGTATCTTCTTCATGCGTTGCACCGGTCTTCTTGTCCTCCACCTTCTCGCGGACGTAGACGCCGCCATTCTTGCCCCGGAAAAACGGGAAGGGGTAGGCCGGTATTTCATACACCACCGGTTCAGTAGACTCCGGCAGCACCACCTCAACCGTCCGATCCTCCTGCGTGGCCTCAAGCACCCGCCCCGCCCCCAGCGTAATCGGGGAGCTGATCTTCCCAAAATGCGGGCAACCTTCGCACAAGGTGGGATCAATCTTCTGGAACGACGCGCAGGTGTAGGGGCCCTTGGTGGCCTGTGCCTTACGCTCGGTCTCGTCGGGGTCATAGTCCGGGTGTTGCCGCGATGCAACATGAATGGCTTTGTCCCGATCATGGCAGTGCTGCGCCACCGATAAGACCGCCCGCCACAGGGGCTCCGGGATACTGGACTGGTTACCCACGGCGTGCATGATTTGGTTGCAGCCATCGCCCGCCACGCTGCGCTGGAGGATATCCTTGAAGTAGGAAGGCCGGTTGGCCAGCAGGTTCTTGGTAACCTCGTCCATCGGGCGTTTGACAGCGGATGCCTCAAACTCCGACACCCCCAGCAGCTGCCGCAAATCGTCAAACGGGGTGGCTACCCCTGCCTTGAGAATCTCCACCGCCAACGGGTTGGCCTTGTCCTTGACGTTGAACGACCCCGGCACCCGCAGCACCCGCACGGCGTCAGCCGTAACAGCAGGGTCGGCCTTGAACCCCTTGATGGCGCACATCTGCTTCAGCTTCTCAGCTACCGGCTTCCACTGCAGTCGGGTGACTGCCTCCGTAAACGGCCAATACGCATGGATGCCGCGTCCTGAATCCACCACCCACGGCGTCGGTAGCCGCATGTCTTTGACGAACTCGCGTAGCGCCGCTACGGCTTCAGCTTGTGTAGCATACTTCTTACCTTCTTCATCCGCACCGCAGTCCAAGTCCACGAACAGAGACCGGATCAGCTTCATGTTGTCCGTGGTGCGGGTGCTGGCGGTATTGAACGTCGCCAACGCGTAGAAGGTGTTTTGCCCCTCTCCAACCAGTGTAGTGCAGCGGGCCTCAAGGTCGGTTATCGTATCGTGAAACGTCTGAGCTACCCGCTTCCCGTCGATCGCAACCGCGACGTAGACCCCCTCGGCAGGCAGTACGGCCTGCAAAAACTCTGTTCTCGTTTGCATAGGTGACCCGTTCAAAGAAAAAATGGGGGTGAGCGTCCCCACCCCCAGACCACCTAAATTCAGTCGTCCCACTCAGCCAACAGGGCTTTCGCGTCTTTCTTTGGTTCGGGTGCTGCGGCCTTGGTCGTGCGCTTGGTCGGCGCTTCCTCGGCGGGTGGAGCAGCCTCATCCTCGGGCTCGGCGGCCTTTTTCGCGGCGGGCTTGTCGTTGCTGCGGAACTCTTCATCGCGCTTCGCGATCTGCTTCACCCCATCCTGTTGGGACACGGTAAACGTGACCGCCTGTCTAGCAGCGGCTGACTGCCCCGCCGCCTCGCACTGCGCAAACTCTGCCTCAGTCAACGCCCGGGCTGCTTTGAACGTCAGCTTTGGGGTAGCCGCGTTGGTGTCGAACCGGGCCTCGGTCACAACAGCAGTCACTGGCACGTTGAAGCCCGCCAGAAACTTCACATACGCGTTGAGCGGGAGCTTGCCGTTCTCACCATTACCGAAGATCGACGCAGCGGGCAGCGACAGCTGGAACACATCACCGTCCAGATCATTCTCCAACACCACAGCGACACGCTGGCTAAAGCGGCACGCACGGGAGTCACCCTGACCGGAACCCTTGATGTTCTGCGGGCAGGTCGCGCAAGTCTTAGACTGGGGAGCTTCGACGCTGGCGTCAGGTGTTTCTCCATTGGCTGACCAGCACACCGGTGCTGAAGCCTTCTCCGCGTCCGGATCGTAGGTGCCTTCATAATAAGTGCGACCGACCTTGGCTGCTGCGTTGACGATGATGAAGTTCATCGCCCGGTCTTCGTTCACCGCGATCTCTTTGCCACCGGACATCAACCGCCACACGCCGCCCTTGATCGAGATACGCTTGGCCAGTGAGCCACCACCCATAAGGCTTTTGGTGACAGCATCCATCTCACGATTCTTGAGGTAGGACGGGAGTTTGTTACCATCTTTGAACAGCGTCATTTCATTAGACATGCTTGCTTCTCCTTAGTTAATTACTTGCTGCGCCGAACTGAAATATCGTAAAAGCTATCCGAATTGAGACCCGGGATTTTGATGTCCGGGTTGTCCTTCAAGAATGCCTTCATGTTGCCCTGACTGATGCGGCGTTCCATCAAGTCAAGAACATCGTGCTCCTTGCAGAAAGAGTGCATGGCACCCCAGTCATTAGACCAATAGCGGACTTTGACTGTGCGGGTGGCCGTGCCAAATTCTGTTTTGAGACTCTCTGCACCAACTGACTTGCAACGATCCAGCAGCTCCTGCTTGATAACATCCTGCTGTTCCTTCAATGCAGCATCCTCTTCTTCATACTTGCGGGACAGCGCTTCGCGGGCATCGCGGATTTTTACGTACACCCTGACGAGTTTATCTGCTCCGACACCCTCACTCATTTTGCATCTCCTCTTTGTAACGACCCACTAGCTCCTCGTGCATACC